GGCTTGCGGCAAAGTTTGTTCTCCGATGCCAAACGTCGAGGCGGCAATCTGCCGCTGCGTCGCTTCAGACGTGGAAATCGTCGGGAAAATGCTTTCGAGCAATCGCGCCCGCGAAGATTCCAAGTCATTCGCCGTGTTGGCGAGTCCCGCCGCCTCTGCGGTTCGTTGGTGCTCCAAATTGATTCCTGCTGAACCAAGAGCTTGGGCCACTTTTCCACCAATGGTTGACTGCACCGGCTTCAAGCCCGCCTGGGCACCCGTAGAAATTCCGGCTCGAACCAATTCCGCTTGATACTCCGGGGGCAGAGTCGCGCCGCGCGCCAAATCTTCCTGAGCCTTGCTGATGATTTGGTCCTTGAGTTTTTCCAAACCCTGGTCGGGCTTTTGAAACTCAGCAAAAAGCTGATTCGCTACCTGCACCGATTGCTCGGACGCGCCGGGTTGCTTGGCCTGCTCAAGCAGCTTCTGCTTGCCAAGCTGCCGCAACTGAGCCAACTCTGGGTCAATTTCCTCTTGAAGAGCAATACGGTCTTTCGCACGCTGACGTTCCGCCGCCACCGCCTGCTGATTGACCTTGTCGTATGACAATTCCTCATTCAGGATTTTCTTCTGACCCTTCAGCGCATTCTTTTGCGCTTTGGCCGCTTTGTCAGCCGCCGCCTTCTTGGCATAAGCCGAGCCGGCAGCTCCCGCAGCCGCGACAGCGGCTCCAGCGATTACAAGTGCAGTTGCGATACCCACAAATTAACTCTCCTTCCAAAACGTTTGCTCGGCCAGACGATAGCCCCGCTTCTCAAACATGTGCTGCAAATTCAAACTGGCGAGATGAACCATCACCATCCGTTTCGCACCACGCTCGCGCGCCCGCTCTTCAAATTTGTGCCACAGCTCCAATCCCAGTCGGCTATGCCGATGGTCAGGATGAACCCACCAAAACTGTTCGAACGCGGTCGGCACACCCGTAAAAGTGTCGTCAAGAAATGCCATCCCGATAGCGCCGACGATTTTTCCGTCTTCCATAGACGCCCAGACTTCGCCCAGCTCGGCGACAATCAACGTCCGCCACGTGCGTCCAAATGACTCCTCGCTAAACGGAGCCGGAAATTTTGCTTCCTCCAGGAACATCCGCCCACCCGGATACATCAAAGGCACTTCTTGAGCTGTCAGTTGTTTCATACGACCGAGAAAAATCCCACGTTAATGAGCCGAGCGTCCGATTTATCGGACCCAAAAGCCGTCCAAGGCCAGCGGCTGTGCCACCGATTACAAGCGAAACAAATCAGGCGATTGAAAGCCATCTCTTCCACATGGAGAAGCTCCCAGGCATCCGGGTTATTCATGTCTTCGCGCAGCATGGCGTAAATTCGTTGCTCTGATTTGCCGGTCCGCAAAATCTCTTGCTTGGTCGGGAAAGTTTCCCACCCGTATTTTTTATGGCGCCAAAAGGCCGTTCCACCCTTACATTGCTCCGGCAAATTCAAAAACAGGACGTAGGCGAGATTTGACCACGCATCATCCGTGTGAACACTATTGTTCGGCAGCTCCCCCGCGTAGTTCACGCGAGTGATGCAGTAGTCCAGGACTACTTTCCGGTCCAACCGCTTCTCCAGAAATTCCGAGATTTCCTGCGGAGGACGAACGTTCACGTGCTTGTAAAGCTCACCATCCGAATATCGGATGTCATAAAACGGCAACGCCAGAGACATCGCACGATACTCCTCTGGGTTGGGCAAAAAGTTGTCGAGCCGGATTACGTCTTGACAAGCGCCCATAAAAACAGAGTCGGTTGCATGTTGTTGTGCGGCTGCGCCACGCCAGTGTAAGCCTCTGTGTCGAGCTGTCGGGACGTAATCAACATGGTTCCTGTCGGTCCATTGCCGGCGGTTCCATTCTTCGTCCCATTGGTCGAACCCTCACCATTCACTTCAAAATAGTTCGGAGGAATCACCGGAGGAATCGCGATGTCCTCCGCATCATCCACCCGATGAAGGTCGATGATGTTATTCGAATTCAACGCCGTCGCATGGCCCGTCAAATGCGTGTGCTGAGGGATTTCATCGTCCGCGTTAACGTGAGTCTCTTCACCCGTCTTGTCCCCGCTCGCACGGGCGGTAATTCCGCTGTCAGTCGGAAAACTGGATTCAGGAGTTGCTCCGGGGTCCTGGGACGCGATACCAATTGTCAGACCACGAATTGATTGGTCGTCCCGGCCCAGATAAATCCATCCTGGGTTGGCCAGCAGGGCGTCGCTCAATTTTGACTGCGCAACGAACTTCACGTCGCCGGGAGAGCCGGAGACTGTGCGCCACGCGCCACGTTCCCAATGAATCAAAACATTGATGTCCGTGTCGAAATACTGTTCGAGGTCCACTGGAACCGTGGGTCGGCCTGCCGTGTTCCCGCTCGCGGGCAGACTGTTAAAGGACCGCCAAATCAATCCGTCCCATCCATACCATCCAACCGCGCGGGTGCCGGACGTTCGCAACCAAAGCTTTGGGTCCAGGTCTTCCGGGGTGCCCGGATTATCCGGCCCGATGACCATGAGATGCAGCGAATCATCAATGTTGATGGGAACGTATTTTCCCTGATTCACATCGAAGACATACCAACGGTCGCCGTTCTTCAACCAGGGTCCCTGATTGCTTGACGGCTCCGCATCGCCTACCACGAAAAAGTTTGTGCCGGCGGGAGATTGAATCTCCATACGCTCGACCAATGCCTCGAAAAATTCCTGGGGGTCTCCGAGGAAATCCGGCGGAAGCTGTGAAGCAACAATGACGAGATTGGTCTTGAAAAGAGCCATGCGTTTAAACGGTTATGGAGACAGTCGGACTCGGAAGGGTTTCCCCGAAATCCGGTTCGATGCCAGTCACTTTATAGTAAAGGGTGCCACTCGGAGGCGTAACGTCAACGTAATCAGTAAACAAAACGTTGGCTGCCACCAAATCAAACGGCCCGGCGGGGCTGGTCGCGCGGTAAATCACGTAGCTGTAAGCGTATGGCAAAAATGACCACACCAGGGAAACATCCACTCCCGCATGAACAACTGTGAGATGCTCTGGACCGGCCTTTTGAGTCGTGGGAGTGAAATCCAGCACCGCCGTCGCCGAAGACCCGGAACCGGACCCTGAAAAGACGGCCAAGAAACATTCCGCTGGGGAGATGTAGAACAGCGGAATGATGCGCCGCGTAATCGCCCGAAGTGATTTAATCGGTTGCATTGTCTCCTACGCTAACAATTCTCGGCAGGGCGTCTTCAATCAAATGCGAAGCGAGCCGAGTGGCCGCGCACAGAGCAATCTTGTCCGCGTCCTCCTGAGAGATAATGCTTCGGCCCCGTCCCATACCGACTTCGGTGATTCCGCGAGAGGTTACGGTCGTCATCTGCACGGATAAAAATTCCGTGGGGGCGCCTGCCAGTTCTCGCCATGCCGCCTCCTCCTGGTGGGAATCCGCCGCTGCCCCATCAAATCGCACGACATTCTCGTCCGTTTCATCGTCGCAGTGGTCTTGATTTTCCAAGATGTCTTGCGGTCGGGGTGGCTCCATATACATCTTTAGCGCGCGAACCGCACATGGACCAGAACCAGCCACCAGAAGCTGAAAGCTCTCGTCAAAAAACTCTTCCCACGATTCCTCGACTCCGCACGAACTGAATTTGTATTTGGTCGCCAACTCTTTTCCATCCTGGGTCCGAACTTCCCGGCTTTGCTTCTTGAAAGCAAAAATCTTGTCCGTCATTGAAATCTTGACGCCCGGACGAAAACAGCCGCGCGTGACCTTGTAACGTTTGCGTAGAATGTTCTTGTAGAGACCCCGATTGGTGCCTCCCCAAAACACGCCCAAATCCACGTCGCCCATCATTTCAGACAGGAACAGGTCCGCGAACCGAAAATTCTTGTTGCGAAGTTCATATTGCCGAGCCCCGATATACCCACGCGTATCGAACCACCAAGAAATTGGACAGCCGCCATCCAGCCGGTCCGGCGTGAAGGCTTCCCACAAACGATTGATTCCGTCGTAGTCGTGCGAGATGAAAAAGATTCGACTCTTGCCACGAACTTCCGCTGAAATCCATTCGACGGGTCGCGTTCCCGTCCAGACGGAATTCCATGCCGGCGCCGACTCCTCGTTGAGAGATTCGCGTGGAACTTGGTCCACAACCCAGGTGTGCCGATTAAACTTGTCCGCGTAAGGCACGCTCATGAGCAAGTAGTTCTCGAAAGACGCAGCCGCGATTCCAGTCTGGTCCTCAGACAACCGGCTCTTGCTTTCAGTCATCTCCGAGTCCCGGTAAGGCAGCCGCGAAGACCGACGAGCGTTGAGTGCCGAATCAATCGACACGATTCCGAACTTTGAATACCACCACAAAAATCCAAACTGCTCAACCAAAGAGCGGGACGACTTACAGCCGATAGTAGTCAGCAAATCCTTTTGCATGTCCGGCGTCACCGGCCACGCGGACCGGTCGCGGATTCCCGCCTGAATCAGCGTTGTGGTTTCCTCCGTGAAAACGAGAAGTTGAGGAACTTCAGTCGTGCTTGTGGGAGTCTTCGCCAGAGCCGTAATAATTCCAGGGAGAACAAACGCCTCCACCGTTCCAACGTAAAGCTGCTCAGTGAATGAAATAGGATTGCTGATGTCGGATGCGAAAAGTAAGGAATCCCGTGCCACCCAAAGTCGGTCTCCCACCCACATCATCGGACCACCCATCGGGACTGCCCCCACTCCACGAGAGTGCGTCGCACGAGTTCCGTCATAAACAATCGGGGGAGTCAATGCCCCGTCTTGAACAATCACGAGGTTCCGGGGATTGATGAAGGCAAGGCTGCCATCGGAGTTCAACGTTACCGACTGTTCAACCTGCTGCCAAAAAAACTGACGAGCATCCGAGGACAAAGCCACGCCTTCAATTTGAACTGAAGTGCGGAAAGGGTATTCACTTTTATAGAGCAGTCCCCCCACTCCAAAAAGCATAATCTCGGGGCCGGACTTGGGACGAAAGAGGAAGAATCCTTGAAGTCGCGCGTCCGGGAACGCCTGAAGACACCGATACCCGGGACGGCACTGAAGAATGCCCCCACGATTGACCATGTTTTCTGAACGAGCGTAGCGCCCAGGCGCGAGCTTGTCCGGGTCCGAACCGGAGTCCATCCCCAACTCGAACGTCACGTCGCCATCTTCAAGCAGCTCAGTGGCCATTAGTCAAAGTCGTCGTAACCGGGATTCTTGATGCTGTTTCGGTCCTGAACCTGAATCGGCGTCATCGCCGGTCCTTCGAGGCTCTGCTCTTTCTCAGTGAGAATACGAACAGCGTGAGCCTCATAAAGCGTAGCGTTCGCCGCGTCCGTATCGTGCCAAAACTGCACCGCCCGTAGCGCCAATACAAGAGCAAGCCGAGAATGAAGAAGAATGCGGTCATTCAAACTGTGAATTCGGAAAGTGCGTTTTCGAAACGCAAGACGAGCCCATTTCGCCCGATAGCCGAGCTTGATGCGCCGGTAAAGAGGAATAGTTTCGTCTGGTTCAAAAACTCCCAGGAGGCACCCGCTGGCCGAAGTGTTCGCAGAGCAAGCGGCATTGTCAAAGCTTGATAGCCGGACATCCCCCACAGTGCGTTCTTTGACG